CATTGTTACTTGTAATTCTGCTGACATTGCCAGTTTGCTTTTCAGGCAATACGGCACCAGAACCAACAGCACCAGTCCTGTATCGAGGGTTGGCTTTTTCAATATCTGCAAGCGCCTTCATTGCATTAGGAAAAAATGTTTCAACCGTGTAGCGTTCCTCTGGGCGTGGAATGTTGTACTTGGAAAATACATCATCCTTGACAGCCTTTGTGCTGTAATCCTGATACTCGTTTGTCAGGGTCTTAGCCAAACTAACGTAATCCTCATAACGTGCACTAGGCGAAACGCCGGGGTCTCCAGCCGTAATGGCATTAGAAATGCCTTCCTCAATCTGCCAGATAGGTGTACCAGCCATAACCTCTGCTGCGATACTCCGACGCAAACTGTTCTCAGGCTCGTACTGGTTAATCTGGGTGAAGGTTGGCATGTATTGTGCAAACAACTGGTCATAATTATTTCCAGCACCAACGCCAAGAACTGGTCCGAATAACTGCAGAAGTTCGGATGAAGTCATACCCTTTTTCTTCAGGACCTTAATAATGTCCTGATAGTTCTGTCCACCCTGTTGTCCCTCAGCCATACCAATTACCTACTTTGTTACCTAGAAGCCACGACGGCGAGCAGCCAATTGGTCAAGAACATCTTGACTCAAACTCATGTTTGGACCAGAAGGTGGCTGCACTTGCGCCACTGGTGATGTACCCGGATTAAACATGTTGTTCAAACCAGAAAAGTCAATCTGGTTCAAATCAAGTGGAAGGTTTGATAAATCTTCTACTGGTGCTGTTGGTGGTTTTACTCCACCCGTTTGTGGATTCAGCAAACTGGTCACATCAATACCAAGCCCAGCCAAAGTCTCCAAAAGACTTTGTGCTTGGGCATCAGCCTGAGCCTGAGCCTCAAGTTTCTTTTGAGCAATCTGAGTAGCCAACTGAGTAAGAGCCTGATTAGAAGAACTCTGTAAACCAGACTCATAACCAGCACGCTGTTCACCCAAACCAGTCAAAGCCATGTTTCGACCCATCTGTGCTTCATTAGCCCGTGACACATTGCCACTCTTATTTAGAGATGACAAAACATTCAACAAGTTCTGATACTGCTCCGCACCACTCTGACCTGCTGAGGACACAGCCTGTTGGTAAGCAAGAACATCTGGACTCAAAGCCCCACGAGCCTCTAACAATCCTTGAGCCTCAAGTTGGACAGGTGCAACATTTTGCACACGCACCTGAGCATAAGGGTCTTGCTGGTTGGCAGCAAGATAGTTAATCAAGTCACCGTAACCCTGCTCGGTTAACCCTTGTGCTTTCCCGTATGATTCACCAATGCCAGCAAGACTGTCAGCCAACTGCTTTCTAATTGCAGCCTCTGATGTTCCTTGCATTGTGTCGTAACCAGACAACTGTGAATCAATACCGCTACGGTATGCTCCACTGTTGTAATAGTTGATAAGAGCATTCTGTTTGTTTGCTTTTTCTGCTGCTGCTTGTTGCCTATCTGCTGCTGCTTGTTGACTTGCTGCAATGTCTTGAGCCACATCATACTCAAACTTTTTATTAGCAAGAATGTCAGATGGTTTCATTATTGTTCCACTACCTGAACCAAAGTTGCCATAACCTTGAATATCAATACCGCTATCTCCAAGAATACTTGCAACAACTTGGTCAACTGGAGGCCTATTATCCGTTTGAACAACTGGTCCACCACCAGCAACAACACGTCGACCTTTATTGCTCATTGGTCCACCCATTCCATAAACAGCCATTAGTAAGCACCTGCCCTTCTAGCAAGCAGAATCTGTGCATCTTCTGCTATTTGTCTTGCCTTCTGGGTTTCCAAGTCGGTCAACCCACCATACAAATCTGCTTCACGCATAGCGCTCTGCAAATCATATTGTCCCATTTCTTGTTGTAAACCCTGTTGTAAATCACCGTAATCAGCAAGTTGTTTCTTGGCCAACTCACTCAAACCACCACGAACAATTCCAGACCTAGTATTAGGCCCAGCCAAACCACGACGACCATACGAACTAACCAACTGTGGAAAAGCCTTACGGTATTGTTGGCTCAAGTTCTGTTGTTGTCGTTGACCACGCTGTTGCGTGAGGAAACGACTATAAGCCTGCATAGCGCTTTCTGCGCCATACCTTTGTTGCATCGCTCTACGTTGTGATTCGTACATGCTTGGGTCATACGCCATATTGCTTGACACCCTTTCTATCTTCCTGAGCCTTCTTGCGATTGGCTTCCATAACATCTATCCGTTTATTAAGTTTGTCAATTTCAAAAACCAAAGATGAAACAATCTGACGGATTGCAATAGCATCCGTAGATTTCAAAGTACTAAGTGCAGGAACTGAAAACGATTCCATTATCCAGTCACCTTTCGTGTATTGAACTTATAAGAAATACTGTCAATACCCCATGCAAGACCTGCTGGACCAGTAAACAGAAGTTGCACAGAGCGTGCAAGCCCAAGGTTGGAACCACGCACAACTATTCCACCTTCAGCCTTTGAACCCCAGTTGTCACCCCAGTTGCCAACATTCCAATATAATCCTTGAGACTGTACAGCAACAGTTATGTTGAATTGTTTTCTTTCGTTACCGACTGCTTCTTCAAAGTCATGAAATACTCTTACTGAAATAACCCGTTCCGTGTCACCCTGCTTCACAACAATGTCCGGTCTACGCCACATCTTCTTGCCGGAATACGAACGACCATCAACCCAACCAGTTCTGTAATAAGAAATAAAGTTTGTTTCAACTGTTGCCAACAAATCTTTTTCAGATTGGAACAAGTCAACTTTTAGTATTCGTGGTATTGATGGATGTATTGCAAGACCAGATGTTGACCCAGTAGAAGAAATAAAATCACATCCACCTACAACACCAAAACTATCTCCAGTTGACAACATGGTGTAAGCACCACGTTGTCCGACAGTTGGGTCAAAAACTAGGTTCACGGTAGGTGTTGTTGCTGTTGTGACTTTAGAATACGGAAGCGACAACCAAACACGACGATTAATGTAAGACACAGAAATGGTAGATGTTGCAGCATCATTTATTTGATTGTTCGGATAAATAGAGTTAAAGTTGTCAGACAAATCAACAACACTAGAACCATTATAAAAAAACAATCCATCCGGGTGTGAGTAAAAGTAAACACCATTCTCGGCAACAGCAATCTGTCTTGGTGAGTTAACACCAAGACGAGAAGTTAATTCAACAACAGAAAAATCTGCAGTCTCATAACCATACACAACATAAATAGAACGTGGCTTGAATACAATCAACTGACCTGCATATACAGCAAGCCCCGTTATCCCATCACCACCACCAAGGAAGTCGAAGTAATCTAGTTCAGCCCAGTCCTGTGGCTCACCTTCGTGAGAGTAATGCAATCTGTTCTTTAGGTTTGTTCCACCATCGTCAATACCTGCAGCAAACATCTTGTTTGCATGCACAATAATATGTTCACACATTGGAAACTTATCTCTTGATGGTGAGTTGTAGTTGTTATTCCAGTTTGAACCAGTCAATGCCGTAATGGCAGTTGCATAAGTATTACCAGTTTCCCAAACATAACCCTGTGTTCCGTCATAACCAGTTGCAATATAAAGTTGACTACCCCAGTTGGCAAAAGAAGCACCATTAACATTTGAAGCAACAATGTTATTACCAGATGAATACGCAAGTTGTGTAAAGTTCCCACCAGTTGAATGGAAAACATTTGTACTACTTGAAAGCATCACACGTGGGGTTGCACCATAAAATGCGTGCAACCTATAAGGTGTCCATGTGCCAGACACAGCAGTTGAGTTAATCTCACGCATAGCACCACGAGCGAACAACCCACCACGAGGGTCAATCTCAACATTCAACATGTCAGGGGACTCATTACGAGCCAACTGAAACTGGTCTGCCCTAAGGTTTAGACCACCTGTGAAGTCGTCGTAGCGTTCAACGGATACATTGCTCATTGTCCAAGAGTCGCCCCAAGCGTCTGCAACCAGCGACGCATAGTTGGATACTGGCGACCAGCAGACATGATAACCGGCTGTGCACTTGATGCTTTCATCAAGTCACGACGAGCCAAGGCTACGCCTTCTTCAAAAGAATTCATGTACATCTGAGACAACTGTGCATCCTCTTGGCGTTGGTACACTCTTGCCAATACAAAGTATGGCAATAGTGCATGAAAGAATTCGTCAATGTCAATGACTTCACTATCTGTAGTCAACCATGTGTAAACAGGGTTTCTGAAAGCACGAACAGTAATTGGATACACGGCATCAGGCTTAGCCCACAACTGAATCTTCTTATCCCAAAAAGAAAAGAAATACGGTCGTGAAGGAACATCTGTATTACCAAGCCAAATATCTTCCGCTTGGTTGTAATCAATCAAAGTCAAACGATTACCTGATGTGCTTGAATCCACAATAGAAATAATTTCACGAATATCGCCAATGTCCGCAATCGTGTATTCACGTTGACCAATTACAGTATTGAATGTGTAACTCTCCTGCAAGTACGGCCATCTACGCTCAAGAGAATAAATGCGTTGAAAACCCTCACGAGCAAACTGGTCAATAATGGAGTTGGGCAAATCCTCTGTGTCCAAGTCAGCCATGTTGCGCACCTGTGTACGCAAAGTTGCCAGAGTAATACTCATTTAGCCTCCCCTTGTGACCTCAGATGACCGATGCAATAATCCGTCCCCTTAGCCTTTGGACCCTCACAGGTGTCCTCATTGGCTATACAACGGTTGCGACCAATGTATGGCGCAGATGGAGCAGCAATCTTTGCTCCCGCTGTTGGGGCTAGGCGGATACCAGATACTGGCTGTCCGTAATAAGAATGGGCAGGTACGGCATTTTTCATATACAACTACCCCAATTTGTTACATATCCCCACCTTTCGGTGGGGACAGTATTACATTCCTTTTTTCTTACTTGACTTTTTTCCAGCCATTTTTTTCTTGGCTTTCTTAGCGTCAGCCATACCCTTAGCGGTGTAAGGGAATTCTTTTTTTCCAACCTTTGGCATTAGTACATTCCTTTTTTCTTAGATGACTTTGATTTGCTACTCTTCTTGCCACCCTTAGTTGGCGGGTAGGTAGAAGTCTTTGTGCCAGCCTTAGGAGTTGCATCCGCATGGCTAGAAAGAATTGAATATTTAACTGGCATTATTGCTCCTTTGAAATAGGGGAGTGAGCCCGAAATGCCCACTCCCCCAGATTCAATTACTTACTTACGGTAGATGGACACCGTGTTTGCTGCAGTGAATACTGCAACGAACGACGCTGACGATGCTGCTGCAACGGTTGCTGAACCCACAAGGGTTACACCCGAAGCACCTGCAGTCAACGTGATTGCATGTGTTGAAGCAGCAAGGTTCACAACTGAGAATCGGAAACTTGAACCGACTCCTTCATCTGTAAACGCTGCACCCAACTCTGCACCAGTTGGAGTTGTCAACGCACGACCCGATGTTGGGGTCATGGTGTAAACAACTTCTGCTGCACCAGCGAGTGTTGCTGCTGATTGAGTGGTCCCAGCATCGGTTGCTGCAACTACAGTTACTCGCTCTTCTTTTGCTGCCCATGTTTCAAGACGCTTGCGTGTTACGGCACCGTCTGTGTCATTTGCTAATAGTGGCATTTCATTTTCTCCTTGTTAGTTAGTGGTCTTAGGCGGTCTTTGCCGTGAGTTTGCCCTGCTTCGCACGGTTGCGACAGGTCAAGTTGCCGTAGCACATGATGAGCGCATAGCGAGCATCGGTGTCTTCTGGCTTGATGAAGTCCGTCTGAGCGAACCACTTGTTGCTGTGACCTACCAAGGTGAGGTACTTCGTGTTGAGGAAGTAGAACACACCAGCGGTGCAATGCACGTCGTACATTACAGGAGCAGCCTTGAACAACAGGTTCTGGAAT